TGCGCAGGGCTAGTGCTTTACGTGTTGGTTCACCGTTAGGTTTCTTCATAGGGCCTTTGTTACCACCCATTCTTGCACAGAAACTCTTTCGACGTTTAGCTGCTTTTGATCCAGGCTTTAGTTTACTAGGTTTTGTAGTCACAGCCATTTGTAGTTTAGATCCAGGATTTTCTCTGCGATAGCTGGCAACACCTTTTGCATTAAGTCCGCCTTTTTTGCTTTTACCAGCTGAACGTTTCCATGCAGCCGACTCGTCTAATAGTTCATGGTCATCCACCGATTCAAAATCTTCCCAAATTTGTTCTGCATCAACGCCATGTGCTTCTGCCCATGCTTCTACCATTTCTTCAATGGCGTCAAACAGTTGATCTGCATCTTCTTTAATCTTTTTGCAATCGTTTACACGTTTGCCTTTGTTCTTTCCAGTACCAGGTTGAGTACCAGTTTTTCTGTGTCCTGGCCAGCATTTCTGTGGACCCGCAACCCCTTCAGTTAATATTTCATATACTTTCATAGTTAACCAATGACAAATGTATAGCCAGTGCCGCCACTAACTAATGTTTCTAATTCTTTATCTAAGGCAGCTAGTTCTTCTTTGCCTGCCGACTTTAAATCATTGCCGTTTAATGCTCCGCCGCCCTGTGGTCCTGCAATTGATGCAAACTTAGAGCGTGCTTCACCTAACATCATTTTACAGTTAGCTAAGGTATAATCACGTATCCATTGTTTAGCATATATATCTTCTATGATAAGATAATCTGGCCTAAAATTCTGAGTGCGCATGCCAATCACTTCACCTTCACTAAACGGACGCTGTAGTATTCTAATAGTACGACTTGATGGAATCCATTGGAACTCAATGTATGCTCCAAACATTTTACCTATCATTTCTTGATAGCTGGCAAACATAAAATACGTAGCAATGCCGCCCATCATCGTACTGTTTAAAAGGTACGTGTTAGTATACGCAAGATTGAAAGGCTCAAAGTTTGTTCCAGTTCCGCCGCCAGTTCTTGATCCCAATGTTCTTCTAAAAACAGACTGCACGTTAATAATTTCTTTAGGCAAAATGTAATCATTTTTGTCCTTTTCAAGGGTTAAGAAACTGTAGCTTTCTTCCACGGCATTTGGGCTGCGTTGACGGAATCGTGTTAATGCACGATCTAATGCTGTTTCATAATGTATAGGGTCAAGCTCAACGTCAATCATACCGTCGCCCAACATGGCGCGGCAATAATCAAAAACTTGTTGTTTAACTTGTTGTGGATTGTCTGACATTTGTATCTCCCATGTTATTTATCGCTAAATATTGTACTATGCCACGTTTATCCCTCTATTCGCCCGAGAAAGGCAACGATTACAAATTTCACGATCGCAGCATATCTGAGATGTTTCAGGTGGGCGGCACCGACTTATATCTACACAAATACCTAGGACCTAAGAATCCGTTAACAGGCGAAAGTACTGCGGATATACCCATGTACGATGCTGTAAAAGAAACCAACATACAAGATTTGCTATTCCTTGAAAATCGTGATAGAAAATATGACAGTTCAGTATACACAGTACGTGGTGTTTATAATGTATCTGACATTGACTTTAACCTAAGTCAGTTTGGTCTGTTTATTGATAACGATACAGTTTTTATGACTGTACACATTAATGATTTTATCAAACTAGTTGGCCGTAAACCCTTAGCTGGCGATGTAGTGGAGTTACCACACTTGCGAGACGAGTTTGCACTTAATGATGCTGACCAAGCACTGCCAAGATTCTTTGTGATCAGTGAAGTTGGTCGTGCTGCTGAAGGATTTAGCCGTACATGGTATCCACATTTATACAGATTAAAATTAGGTAAGATTGCTGATCAACAACAATATTCAGACATTCTTAAAACTCCCACAGATAAAGATGCAAACTTTACAGGAGACTATAGCCCAACCGTAACATATGCAGTTGGAGAAATTATTCGCTATCAGGGCACCCTGTATCAAGTTACCGCAGCTACTACAGGCAGAGCACCGCCTAATGCTGGTTATTTTAGCGTATACTCCGGAGCTACTATACAGAGTATTTTAAGTACACAGGCAAAAAGTCTTGAAATTAATGATGCTATCCTTGCCCAAGCTGAAGCCAATGCTCCTAAGAGCGGATATGAAACCCAACAGTTTTACTCATTAACTGCTGACGAGTTTGGTAATCCAGCACTTATTACTGTAGATGATGCTACAACGCCACCAGATGCTTCTAGTATGCATATGGATGCAAGTAGAATTGGTGCTAGACCAAATAGAACAGGATATAGTGGATACTTGTTAGGGGATGGTATACCACTTAACGGTGTTGATTTTGGGCATGGGATAGGTTTTCCAGCAGGCGCCATTGAAGGTGATTTCTTTCTACGAACAGATTTCTTGCCCAACAGATTGTTTAGATACGATAGTAAACGTTGGGTCAAGCGTGAAGATGATATTCGTATGTCAATGACTAATACTGATACTCGACAAACTTTTAGAACTGGATTTATTAATAATACAGAAACTGATAATATTGCCGGTGAGACTGTTGCACAACGTCAAGCATTAAGCAAGGCACTTAAACCTAAGGCAGACTTATAATGCATATCTACAATAAACAGGAGGCTTCGGTTTAACGCCGTCGCAATATCTCGCAATATTTTTATGATGGGCAAATACGCCGATACTTATTACAAATAGTTAGACTCCTGAGTAACTTTGTAGTTCGATATGGAGACGGTACTCTAGTACGTGTGCCGGTTATGTACGGAGATCAAGATCGCCAAGCAGCTTCAATTGTCAATCAAAATTCAGAAAATACACTTCAAAGTGCTCCTCGAATTGCAATCTATATTACTGATCTTGATTTGGATAATACTCGATTAGGTGATGCTACGTTGGTTAGTAAAATGCATTTTCGTGAACGAGACATCGATGACGATGGAAACTATACTAGTACTCAAGGACAAAATTATACAGTTGAACGGTTGATGCCAACTCCGTTTAAGTTGTCAGTTAAAGCAGATATATGGTCAACTAGTACAGAACAAAAATTACAAATACTAGAACAGATTTTAGTATTGTTTAATCCAAGTTTAGAAATACAAACAACTGACAACTTTGTAGACTGGACATCATTAACTGTTGTAGATCTCGGTGATGTAACATTTACTAGTCGTACGGTTCCAATGGGCACTGCTACACAAATTGATATTGCTACTCTTACACTAACTACTCCTATATGGATTACACCGCCTGCCAAGGTTAAGAAATTAGGTGTTGTTACTAATATTATTTCAAGCGCATTTGACAGTTCGTCTATGAGCGACTCATACGTTGACGGATTAGGGGTGTATGTAGATGCGGGGCAATCATATCCCGGAAATTCTATGGCAAGTGCAAAAGCAACACTTGGTAATTTTGATATTGTTGTATCCGAAGGTAAAATTAAACTAGTAAGTAGTACACAACCCGGAGTTTGGTTAAACTGGCAGGTAATATTACAACAAAATCCAGGCTCGTATACTGCTGGTTTAGCTAAAATTTATTTGTTACAGCCAGACGGTAGCGAAGTTGTGGGCTATCTAAGTTTAAATCCGTTAGATGAATCTGAAATGGTTGTTAATTGGGACACCGATACTCATCCAACAAACAATATGATTGCTGGGCCCGCTAGATTGTCAGAATCGTGGGGAAGTTTTGACGCTGTGATTGATCCTACAACTACTGGGCCAAGTAATTTAGTACTCGGTACTAGATACTTAATTATTGACAATATTGGTGGCGGAGTTCGTGACACGTTTGTTACTGGATTAAAAATACAAAGGATTAGTACAGCAGTTGAGTTTGACAAAGTAAACGATTGTCACGTGTTTGTTAATGGAACTGAAGTTGGACAAGGAACTCCGATAGAACGAGATGGCAATTATGTTATTATTCTTGCAGCCCTTGCACCAGTAGGAAGTACAATCACTTACGTATTAAATCTAAATGAAGACGGACCCGATGCGTGGAAAAACACTGACAGTACTGACTTTATTGCCGAGGCAAATGACATCATTGAATGGGATGGCAGTAAATGGTGGGTGATATTCTCAGCAGATGAGAACTCAGAAAACTTGATTTATCAGACAAATATCTATACACTAGTGCAATACAAGTGGAATGGGGTTAACTGGGTGAAGAGTTTTGACGGTGATTATAGACGTGGCGATTGGAGGTTAGAATTATAACTTCTAATCCTGACATCATTGATTGTTCGGGTGCATTAATTTGCGCACGATCAACAAAACGATTTTTATTATTACAAAAAGCAGAAGGCAAACATGCAGGACGTTGGGGATTAGTAGGAGGTACTAATCATTCCCATGAATCAGCATGGCAGGGCTTACGTAGAGAAATTGAAGAAGAATTGGGTGCAATGCCCGATATTAAAAAGACTATTCCGCTTGAACGTTTTGTTAGTAACGACAGTATGTTTAACTTTCATACATACTTTTGTGTAGTGGAGGGCGAGTTTATACCAGTACTAAGTGACGAACATATTGCATGGGGATGGTTTGATTTAGACAACCTTCCTAAACCTGTACATAAGGGGTTGGATCTTAGTTTGCGTAATCGCATCATACAAACTAAGATCCAAACAGTAATCGATATAATCGATAGTCTTTAAGCCTGCGCTTCTCCCCAACGCACAATAACGTTAGTAGGAATATTACCAGTACCCGACGCACGATACACGTTAATAGCCAATACGTCAGGGCCGTTTGGATATGTTCCTCTACCGCCCAATGTCGTATTTGTTAATTCTTTCAAGTCTGTCAGATCTAAACTACCAATTGCTCCAGGAGCACTAATAAACGAGAATACAGTTTCTCCCGGTTGTGCGTAAGGCGGAAGACCGAACTGGAAGCTGATAGTGGAGGCAGCAGTAATTGCGGCGATTGAGCTTTGTGTAAAGTTAACTCGATAATACGCAGTTGACGCAAAAGTTGCCACTGCGTTAATGCTTGCTATTTTAGTACCTGATGGAAATTTCAATACATCAACAACTTCAGTACCAGTTGTCGCGCCATACGTACTTGTTAGTGTTTCCCATGAAGCTTGTGTAAAGTATAAGAACGAAGTATTAGTTGCAATGACCGCTGGTGTAAATGCAACTGTTGCATTTGCACTGATTGTACTAGTTGCTGTCTTGCTTAATACTAGTTGATAGTATGCCGTGAATGAAAATGTAATACTTACACTTGGCGCTTGGGGTGCAAGCAACCCAGTATTAAATCCTATTGTATAATAGTTTACACCTGCAAACGTTTTTAATGCACTAATTGAAGATATTTGTGTACCGACAGCAAATTTGCCAGTATCATTAACTGTATTAGTAACAACTGCTGTTCCGATTGGCAACCCGACCCAGCTTGCCTGTGTAAAGTTTAAAGTTGTTGCGTTTATTAATGCCTGTCCTGTTTCATAAAATGTCACAGTAGAATTTATCCCGTGCCCTATTGACTGGTTTGCAGTAAACACTACTTGATAATAAGAAATTCCTAAATATACACCAGGACCGTTAACTGTTTGTACAGTAGTACCTGCAGGGAAATCACTACTATATACTTTTGACCCAACGCCAGCACCCAACGCCTGCCAACTAGCTTGTGTAAAGTTTACAAAGTTTTGTGCTGTAGTAGTTGCAAATGCTCCATTATTTGGAACAGTTGCAGTGCCAGTTACTAATCCCAATGTTGTTGCTATTGATGCTGGATTAGGTGCTACGCTTGATACAGTAGTACCGCTTGGATATTTTGTTTCAGCTGCGGCTACACTAAATCCAGCAGCAGCACCTAATGTATCCCAACTTGATTTAGTCACGTACAAAATATTAGAACCAATTGCGCTGCCAAATAATGCATTATTTGGCACTGTTGCATTACCTGTTAACGCTGCTGTAGTAGTTGCAGTTGATGTGGTTGTGCTTGCACCGCCTGACCAGTTTACAGAACCACCAGGCGCAACTTGTGCAAAACTCGGTTGACCGCCTTGTGATGATCCTGATAATCCTGACCACGTAATAGCTGCTGGATCAGTGGGATAGTTTTGTGGATTTAACACCCCTTCAACAACGAGACCTCCAGTGCCCGAGTCCGATGTAACTTCAATTGCTTTTAACAATAACTGCGCACGATTGATAAGTTCTCTATCACCTAAGTCACCAATAATAGCATTACTAACACTTGGTGCTAATCGAATTAGGAATGCTGTTTGTTTTGTAGTCGACGCTTGAATACCTGTAGATGCATAGTTAAACAAATATCCACGGTCTGAATCAAAGTTACCGTCGGTTAACATAGCACTACCCCAGTGACTGATAATCGGACTAATGGTGTTGCTAACAAGAATTACGCCAGTATTGTATTCGTGAGTGGTTGCGGCAGCAGCTCTAAATGTTCTCTGTGCGCCACCAACAAAGTTTGTCATAGGTGCACCACGTGTACAGCCCGTTAATGTATTGCCAGTCTTTCCACTGAAAGCAATGAGTTCGTTGTCAATGTACACAATTCCAGATTCCTGCGGGAAATCACTTGCATCTGTTAACGTGATTGATGTCTGAGTAGCTGTTATAGAACTTGCTAACTTACCTTTTCCGCTTTCATTTATAACTTCATATCGAACAGGTTGATTACCAGTACGCATATATGCTTCGGTGTTTACATTACTATTACGAATTCTGTGGAAGAACACAAAATTACCGTCTGAACCTCTCAGCATAAAATCAATAAATCCAACAGCGTACCAAGACCATTGCATACCGATCATCTGCATCTTTGTTAAGTCGATATTGTATCCACTTGGTCCAGTTCCGTCTAATTTATCTAAATTAAAATCTTGTTGCTTAATGACAGTATCGACTACTAAACATGCCTTTGCCTGCACTGCATTTGATGCTCCTCGATAATCTGGGGTTACTGTCATTGCAGTGTTACTGGTTACGTTTGTTACTACATGGGTCATGCCCTTGATCGTAATTCGATCTCCTGCTTTGATCTGGTCCCTAAAGCGTGTGTTCGACCCAGTTACTAAATTAGAATCTTTTAGTACGCTAACTGTTCCGCTTAATTGGAAAGTACTTGATCTACGGCCGACAGCAAAATCCTGCCCGTCATATTGGAAGTAAATTCCGTTTTGATCATCAAATGTTCCAGCTCGAACAGTTGCACCGTGCCATTTTAATACTGACATTTGTACGTTAGTGCTTAATGTTGCTGTGGTGCTTGCTAGTACTGTTGTTGTTTGAACTTTAAGTGTACGTTCATTAACGATATCAGTAATGGTATACGAACCATTGTATCCTTTAGTGTCTACTCCATCTATTTTAATTTGACCGCCTACTTGGCATCCGTGGTCGACATCGTCAGTTACTACCGTGATAAATGAACCGATTGCGACTCCGGATGCCGTTAACGCTTGTAGATTATAACTTGGGGCAAATAATGCGCCAGTACAATAATTAATACCCTTACCCGATTGGTATCGAATATATTTCTTACTCATACGTATGGCTTGCGCACCGTGAGCTGGCCCGCCTGTACCTAATTGCACGCCTCCATCATATGGTCTATGAATAAAGAAACTATCAGGACGTGAATATATGATTCCTGCTAGAGGAGTGTTAGTATCAAGAGCACCAATTGCTCGTGCAGTATATCGTAGGGTAGTAAGGGTAGGCACTGATTCAACGTAAAACGGCCCTCTAGCAAATGCATGGTTAGTACCAGCACTACTAATGTCAACTAACAAACTTGCGCCCGGCACCAACCCATGCGGGCTACTAAATGCTATTTGAATTGTAGCAATTGCCGATGTAGTAATTGTTGTGCCATCGGCAATTGCCGATGTAGTGA